CAATGATTGCCTGTACATCAATTATCCCCACCAAACCCTCCGGTGATGCCCTTACAAGTAAAGTTACTGTAGGTACTGAATCCGTTTCCCTTATTGATTCGTTAACCATTGTCAAAATGAAAGGTTGCTCTGCCGTAGATATACGTGCTAGGCTTGCCTTAATGTTGGTACTGAGATCCCGGATTGAAAACTACCCCAAGGGAGGCATTTGTGATCCAAAACTGATCGACAAATTTTATGAAGAAATAATGGTGTATTTGGAGAACTCTACTAGTGCCGTTCATTACAGACCTCAAAAGGTTCGATGTACAACCGATTGTAGGGCGCGATACGTGGGTTACTCAATGCGATCTCGAATATTACTCAGCTAGGCTTAACAGAACGATATTTGTACCATCTGGATTTATAACGGACTTCGCTTCAATACCCAAGTTCGCTAGATGGTACATGCACCCTACCTCAAAGCACATTCGAATCCCCTCCGTATTACACGATTTTATTTACGAATTCGCAACTGATGCCTTTACCAAAGCTGAAGCAGATTTTATACTTTGTGAATCAATGCGTGACGTACCCTTCCCCTGTAGAAAGACCCAAAGAAGAGTTATTTACTACGCTGTAAAGTTTGGTGGTAAAGGTAACTGGTAACATTCATTTGCTTATAGATCGCAATTTCCATATACTCTTGAAATAACTTGTATTTAGGCCATAATTATGACTGACAAACTTACAGATTTCTTAGACTTGCCACTAGAAGCGGACGGTAGTCAGGTTTACGCTTCAGATTGGGCAGAAGAAATGATCCCCGAAACTGCAAATTTAACAGCTCGCGAAATTGCTTTGCGTGAAAGGTTTGTTAGCGAGCTGATGATTGACCACGATTACGTGAAGGCGGCAGTTCGTATCGGTTTTTACGGCGAATACGCTAAGCAGTACAGTGCTCGTTTTAAATATGATGAGTACGTACAGACACGTTACGCCGAGGCAATGAAAGCCCCTTACCATGAGGCGGAATCTGTTGAAGAAACTCAGCGTCAACGCGTTATCAATATGCTGTTTAGAGAAGCTGAATTTAGTGGACATGGATCATCACATAGCGCTCGAGTTAGTGCCCAGGCCAAACTTGCCGCACTACTGGGTTTAGAGAAACCTGTAGAAAGCATTGTTAATAATAAAGGGTCTGTGGATCTTAACGTTAAAACCTCTTTTGATTTTAGTACAATGGATAGCGACTCTTTAGACCTTATGCGTCAATTACTTGTAAAGCAAATTCCTGACGATGGAAACTAGTCGTCTAATTGAGCAGTCCATGGCCAATCCCCGCGAAGCTTTGTGGGCGCTTGACAAATTCCAAGCAGACCAATCGCTTATTAACTTTATTAAACTTGGTTGGCACTCATTAGAGCCTGGCTGTAAGTTTGTAGTTAACTGGGGAACTCAAGCAGTTTGTGAGCATCTTGAAGCTGTTACTCGTGGGGAGATAACTCGACTTTTAATGAATGTTCCTCCGGGTACAACTAAGTCAATGAGCACCAACGTATTTTGGCCATCATGGGAATGGGGTCCAAAACAATTAGCCCATTACAGATATATTAGTTTTGCTCACGAAAAAGGCTTAGCAATACGAGACAATGTTCGCGGTAGAGCTCTCATTAATAGTGAATGGTACCAGTCACTTTGGGGTGATGAGTTTAACTGGTCTAAAGATGTTTATGGTAAAGAGTTATACGAGAACAGCAAAGCAGGTTGGAGACAAGCTGCCCCAGCCACCGGTTTAACAGGTAAACGTGGCGACAGGGTTATTGCGGATGACCCGCACTCGGTAAGAGGCGCAGACTCAGATGCTGAACGAGAAGCTATGCTTACAATATTTTCTGAGACAGTGCCCACCCGATTAAATAAAATGGACGAGTCTGCTATTGTGGTTATCATGCAGCGTGTTCACCAACATGACGTTTCAGGGTTAATCCTTGAGCAAGAGCTCGGGTATGAGCACTTAATGCTTCCAATGGAATTTGAGGCTGAGAGGCGTTGCTATAGTAGCGTTAAGCCTAGGTTTATAGATAACCCCCAAGCAGTGCCGGTATACTTTGACAAAGAAGCTTTAGTTTGGACACCTACTCCAATTACAGTGCATGAAGGTGAAGATCCTGTACCCCGTGAAATGCGTTACAACGTTGATAAACGTACCATAGACGGTGAGTTGCTGGACCCTGTGCGTTTCCCTTTGCGTGCTGTACAAGTGCTGCAGAAAGCACTACGTTCTGTTGGTGGCTCATATGCGGAAGCTGGTCAGTTGCAACAACGACCTACCACTAGAGGTGGGGGTATGTTTAAAACTGAATCTTGGAAATACCTTGACCACGTAGAAGGTATTTCAGGCTTTCAAGTTCGCGGTTGGGACTTTGCAGCATCTGATGGTAAAACTTCGGCCTTTACTGTTGGTGGTAAAATCTTATTTGCGCACGATGGTAGAATTATTGTTACTGACATTAAACGGTTTAGAAAAAAGCCAGGGGAAGTCGAAACTGCTTTCCAAAGTATTAGTGAGATAGACGGCAAAAGTGTTCAAATAGATATACCACAAGACCCAGGTCAAGCAGGTAAAAGCCAAGTTGCTGCATTTGCTAAACTGGTTAACGGTATGGTTATTCGCTCCAGCTTAGAAAGTGGGGACAAGGCACAACGAGCTGCACCATTCGCTGCACAGGTGGAACTTGGCAACGTATATTTGGTTAGAGCACCTTGGAATACAGAGTTAGTTAAAGAAGGATCTTTGTTCCCCAATGGTAAATTTAAAGACCAAATCGATGCGTTGTCTAGAGCTTACGCAGCATGTTTAAGAAATAGACCTCGTCGAATTGGGTCCGGTGGACAGTCTTGGTAAAAATTGACAAAATTGCAATTTCACCGTACTGTTAGCAAAATTATTTTAAGGGTAAAATCATGTCTAAGTCTAAAACCAAACCAATACAAAAATCAGAAAACCCTTCTCCTAAAGGTATAGGCGGCTCAACTGAGGTTGTATATTCTGGTTATATTGATCACGGTGAAACTGACCCTAGACTAATTGGTGCTCAGCGATATCGTACGTTCACTAACATGCTGGTTAATGTAACTATTGTTAGTGTGGGCACAAGATATTTTCTAAACCTTATTGCAAACTCCGATTGGACATTTGATCCGGTTAAAGATTCTTCTGGTGAAGTTAGTGAAGAAGCACAACGCTATGCTGACTTAACAAAAGAAATTATGCACGATATGAAGACCCCTTGGCACCGAGTTGTTAAACGTGCTGCTGGTTATCGTTACTATGGTTTTAGTTTGCAAGAGTGGACTAGTAAGCGTAGGGAAGATGGTTTTATTGGTTTTGCAGATCTTGCACCTAGGCCACAATCTACTATTGAGCGTTGGAACGTTAACGAAGATGGCGATGTAGAATCTGTTGTACAGCGTGGTATTGCTCACGCGCAAGAGTACACTATTGGCAGAGAATATTTGCTTTACATGGTTGACGACTCGCTTAACGATTCACCTGAAGGTGCAGGTTTATACCGTGACATATTACGTACATCTGGTGAGCTGTTAGCTTTAGAAAAGCTGGAAGGTATTGGTTTCGAGTCCGACCTTAACGGCATACCTATTGGTCGCGCACCTATTGCGGAACTGCTTGCAGCCGTAGCTAATAAGTCAATGACTGAAGCACAGATGGCTGCTGAGCTAAAGCCAATGAAAGACTTTTTACAAAACCGCATTAAGAACACTGCATTGTCTATGATGATGGATAGTACCACTTATCAAACAACAGATGAGAAAGGTACGCCCAGCACAGTTAAACAATGGGACGTGGAATTATTGCAAGGGTATCCCGGCACCATGAACGAAGTGGCAAGAGCTATCGAACGTAAGAACCGAGAGATTGCTCGTGTACTAGGTATCGAGGGTTTGCTACTGGGTTCCAGCTCACAAGGTTCAAATGCACTAAGCCAAGATAAGTCGCACAACTTGGATCTAATTGTCGATAGTGCTTTGCTAGAAATTAAAGCATCCGTTAAGAAAGACCTTATCGAACGTTTGTGGTCACTTAACGGTTGGCCAAAAGATTTAATGCCTAACGTTAATACTAAAGCAGCTCAGTACCGCAACATCGAACAGATTACTAGTGCCATCAAAGACCTTGCTGAAGCTGGTGCAGTACTACACCCTGAAGATCCTGCTATTGATGAAATACGCGAAAACATGGGGTTAAGTAAGCATAAAAAGCTAAGCCCTGAAGACATAGCATCCACCCAAGCCGCTATAGCAGCAAACAAACCCGCAGGAGCTACACCCAATGGCAGTGAATAAAGGGACCAACAGTTACGCCACACTTCAAGAGTCTGGCGACTACTTTGAAAACAATTTGTCCGGTGAAGCTTGGACACTAGAAACTCCTGCGCGTAGAAGCATTGCTTTAACCACAGCTTCACCTCAAGTATCCCGTTTACTTAAAGCAGAGTTTCAACTACCCTACGCGGACCCGTCTTTAATACCTGCAATGCTACAAGCAGCAATATTTGAGTTATCGCTAGCGATGTTGCTAGATACCAGTATTGTGGTTAATAGTGGTGGGGCGGATGCTGACGTTAAAAAGGTTAGCGCTGGTCCTGTAGACGTCGAGTTCTTTAGTTCTTCCGATAGCGAAGCACCTAAGCGAAAACGCTTCCCGCCTAACGTGCAAGAAATACTAGAGCTGGGTGAGTATTTAGAAGTTCTTATAGACCCTGACGATGTTACTATTCGTTCTGGTATTGGAGGAATAGCTGGTGGTACAAATACTGCCAGCTATTACGATAATAATGTACTAGCTAAATCACAGGGTTACTTATAATGGCAAAGCTATTTGGTATTGACATTGCGGGGTTGGTAGCCAAAAACGTTGGGCCTGGGTTACTTCCAACGCAAGTGCAGTTTATTGTTACAACGGAAGTAGATGTTTCGAACCCGTTGTCCAGCACTAAAACAACCCTGGGCAACCCTTTAAATGGTAGGGGTGTTATTGTCGAATATGAAGACGTAGAATTAAATGGCACTAGCATTTTACAAGGTGATAGAAAAATAGTTCTTATCGTGGGCACTTTCCCAGCTAATATGCCGATACCTTTTGAGAGTTGTGTTATTACAATTGAAGGGTCTACTCATATCATTGTAGGTGAGGTATCTCGTGACCCTGCTGCTGCTACGTATACTTGTCAAGTTAGGTCTTGAGCTAAAAATATAAATATTGATTTGACTTTAGTTTAATGCTAATGTCCCAAACATATTTCAATGCCTAGGATTTAATAAATGCCTTCCACCAATAAGCTCGCAATCGAAACCAAGTTTACCAAGGTAGATACTAACCTTGGGCTTGTCTTTGGTTGGGCAATTATCTGCAAAGAAGATGGGGTTGAATACTTCGATACCCAAGAACACCACATCCCTGAACAAACCATGCTTGAAGCGACCACTGAGTTTATGAAGAGTGACCGCACAGCTATGGATATGCACATGGGACCAGACGCGGTACTTGCGGGGTCGATTGTAATGGCCTTCCCTATGACAACCGAGGTCGCTAAAGCATTTGGCATTGAGACTAGCACCACAGGGTTAATGATTGCTATGCAACCTGATGATGCTACTATACTTGCTAAATTTGAGTCTGGTGAATACACAGGCTTTTCTATTGGTGGCTTTATGATAGAGTCCGAGGACGTATAATGGCTAAGAAAATTTTAAGCAAGATTAACATAAGTGAGATTAGTGCGGTCACCCGTCCTGCTCAAGCTGGTGCACTTGCAGTAATAATGAAATCCGCTGGCGGGGTAACTGAAACCCCTAACGAAGAAATTCGTAAACGCGGTGATCTGGTTGACGTACTTACTGACGTAACAGACGGGCACCAACATGGTATTCGTGTAAGCCCATCAGAAGAAGGGTTATACCTTTGGGTTGATTACGCAGAGTGCGCTATTGACGACGACTACGGTCATGACCACAGCATAAGTGTTAACGCTGAAGGCGACTACATTATAGCAATGAACAAAGGTCATACCCACTCACTCGATTCCGAATTGCTTAAAGCAGCAATTATGAATTCCTATTTCAATAAATCCGAATCCGCCAACGGTGGTGTATTTGTTAACAAAGAGGGGCTTATTATGCCTGCATTAGAAAAAACTGCCGAGCATGTCGCGGCTGAAAGTAAAGTTGCTGAGTTAACGTCAACTCTTGCAAAAGCAAATCAACTCGCGTCTATGACTGAAGTTCAAAAGACCCATTACGGTACTTTGACTGGCAGTGAAGCTGATGCGTTCCTAGCTAAATCAGATGAAGATCGCGTTTCGGTTATTGCCGAAATTAATAAAGCTGATCCAGTTGTTTACACTGCAATTGACGGCACCGAGTTTCATAAGTCTGACGATGCACGTTATGTGGCCATGGCTAAAAAGTCCGATGCGAATGATGCCGAAATCGCTAAGGCTCGAGCTATAAATTCGAAACTTGAATTTGAAAAGCGTGCTGATGATGAGCTTAGCTTTATGCCAGGCGATCTCGCAACTCGTGCCGCAATTGTTAAAGCAATTGATGGTATAGCAAATGACGAGCTTCGCAAATCTGCACAAGCTTCGATATCTGCTAAGAATACTGAAATGTCTAAATCGTTTGGCGAAGGCCGCGTTACCGGGCATAGTGATACAGCAATCTCAAAGGGTGAGACTGTCGATGCTAACGCACAGTTAGACACACTGTCTAAGGCTTATGCCGCTGAGCATTCTGTTAACTACTTCGAAGCGTACGAAACCGTTTCTAACGCCAACCCAGCATTATTGGAAGTAGCCGCACGTTAATTTGTGGTTATAAACCTTTAGTCATTTTAAAAGGAGAGACATAATGTCTTTTGAAAAAGTAAATTTAGTAACAATGCCTGCTGCTACTGCACAAGCGTTGCGAGCTCGCTTCGTAACTGTTGGTGCAAATGGAGTGGTGTATACCGCACAAAATGCAGCAGCTGACGGCATTTTGATGGAAGACTCTTTAGCTGGTACAGTTGACGTTGTATCAATGGCTGTTATGGATGGTTCTAAGAATGAAATGACGGCTAGCGCTTCTATTTCAGTTGGTGACCGTATTGCCGTATCAACCGATGGTAAGGGTAAAACTGCTGGCGCTGGTCAAGCCTCAATGGGTGTTGCTCTAACAGCCGCTGCTGGCAACGACAGCGTTTTCACTATGTTCTGCCAAACGTTAGCTGCAGACATCTAATCACACACCCGCATCTCATTTGAGTTGCGATTTTTAACCGCATATAAGGAGTCTTAATATGCCAGCTTCAAGTCCATTAGCGGGTGACGTTCATGTTAACGTACCGCTTACAAATTTTGCACAACGCTATTTACAAGCCGCTGATACTTTCATAGGCTTGCGTGCGTTTCCTAATCTACCTGTTGCAAAACAGTCAGATTTATATTACACCTTTGACCGCAATGATTTCTTGCGTGATGAAGCTGAGCTACGCGCGGATGGTACTGAGTCTGCTGGTGGTGGTTTCACAATGGGAACCGACCCGTACTTCTGCCACGTTTACGCATTTCACAAAGACGTTACTGACCGTCAACGTGCAAACGCTGATGCACAGGTTAAGTTAGACCAATCGGCAACATCATACGTGATGGGTAAAATGTTAATTAAGCGCGAACGCGTCTTTGTTGACTCTTTGTTTACTTCTGCTGTTTGGAATTATCATACTCCGCAGAACGTTGACTGGTCAAATGCTACAAGTACCCCTATTGCAGACATTCGTACAGCTAAGCGTGCAATTCAGCAGGAAACTGGTTACCGTCCAAACCGTATGCTTATCGGTCGTACTGGTTACGATACGTTAATGGACAATGACGAGATTCTATCTCGTATTATCGGTGGTGCAACTGCGGCTATGCCAGCGCATGTTAAAAAGCAACACTTAACTGAGCTACTTGAGCTAGAAGAAATTCTAGTAATGGATAGCATCGTTAACACTGGTAAGAAAGGTGACGCAGATCAAACCAAGTCTTTCATTGGTTCTGATGACGCATTGCTTTATTACGCTCCAATGACAATTGGTGCTGAAGAGCCTACTGCTGGTATGCAGTTCTCATGGTCCGGTTACATGGGTGCCACCGATTCAGGTACACGCATGAAGAAGTTCCGTAAAGAGTCTATCGAGTCAGATCGAGTAGAAGCTCAAATGGCGTTCGCTTACAAGCGTACATCTGCTGAGTTGGGTTATTTCTTCACTACTGTTTCCGCAGCGTAAACTTAAACGTTTCTGGCAAAAGCAGGTTACCGAGTATTGGTTTCCTGCTTTTTTTTATAGGTAAAAATTATGTCTAAGAACCGCATCCCTAGAGGTATATTTCGTCGTAGTGCAGAGTTTGTCGCTGTTAAGCGTATTAAACTTACCGCTAAAAGCTTTGTTGAAATTGGTGAAACCATTGACCGTTCAATCGTCAAATCACACCAGTTACAAAACATGTATAACCTTCGCCGCATCGGAGAACTAAATTCCCCTTGGGCAAATAACATGATCGAAAATTCGGGTATCGCGCATTATCACCCAGAAGTATCTGCTGTAGTTCTAGAACCTGTATTGCCTAAAGGTTGGAGCGAGTCTTATGTGGTTAATGGCGAAACATTGTTAACTAAAGACATGATTAATTCGGCACTAACTAATAACAGAATTACTGCCAAAGTTTGGAACGGTATGAGCTCTGAAGCGCAGACACCTCTTATACGAGAAGTGTACGATGCTATTGCAGCTATTAAACCGACCCCAGTTGTAACCACAGTTAGCGACACAGCAAATCTGAGCGCCGCTAAGGCAGAAACTAGTGAAAGCCAAGCTAGTAGCAGCCCTATCGTAAAGGGTCAACCTATCCCCGTTAAAATTGGTGCTAACAAGTGGGCTATAGAGGGTGTAGCTGAAGTGTTTCCAACTAAAACTTTAGCTAACGAATATCTAGCCAGTTTGTAATTTATACAGGAAGTTTATAAATGAGCTTTTCAGTAAGTGGAACAGTCATTACACAAACAGGAACGGATACTGACCTTAGCGGTTTGGATGGTCTAACAGGTGTAACAACTACTACTATACTAGGCGCTGGTGACTTCTATGGTTCAGTTATATATGTACTTGCATCAAACGTTAGACTTGTAATTCAGGGAACTCTAACCCATACAGCAGGAAAAGAAATTCTTGTATCCGGTAATTCTAGTTCATCAGAAAGGTTTATAGAGATTAGCGGAGTGTACAACTATGGCGTATCACAAACCTATGAATCAAAAACTGTTTACCCTCATGCACTAGGTATGATAATAAACTGGACATTAACAGGTTCCCAACGTCAGTTTTCAGATAGCCTAGGTGCGATTTTTGTAACACAATCAGGAACTTTCAATTGGAGAGGGGCTGATATTAAATCGGCTAGATCGATATTTTCGACTGGTAATATACTTATTAGTGAGGCGAGTTTTATACCATTCTCCACAAACCCAAGTGGAACAAAGAATTTCTCACCAAGAATAGGTCTAAAAGAAGGTGTAGCTGTAATTTCAGATTTTAGTATTTATGGTACAAACGGAAACCTATTTGGGATTACTATAGGTGATCTGACAACCTTGTCTTTATCTAGTATTAAAGTAGATGGTACTAATTTTGATGCTGCTACTATTGCACCAGAGCCAGGAAACGATAGATCTAATTATGACAGTAATTTTATCTATGTAACAAACATCCCAGACCTTTCTGTTGGTAACGCAGTTGTAACTAAGACATGGCAAAAAAGAATAACTAAGTTTGTTAACTATGGTGGAGGTGTTGGACTACTAAACTCTGTTGGGGAAAAAACTTCAAATAGTGGTAACGCTAGGGGTGCAGTTTACTGCGTAAAGCAAGTAAATACTAACATAGTAGATATGTCAGGAACACCAGTTGCATTAGCAAAAATTTATATACCAGAAGAAAGTGATGGTAACGAGCCTAGTAATAATATTACATCATCGTATGGAGCTGAAGATATTACAGCCCTTGAAAATGCTGTAGTACATAGCGAAATTACAGATGCTAACGGAGATACACCAGAAGTAGAGTTAAATATTTATTTCGGGTATAGACATTCTTCTTCGGATACTACTGATAACTTGAGAACTAAAGTTGGAGGTTTACTAGATTATAATGCTATCCAATATAACTATTCAATCTTGAGCAGGACAATAGATACAGCAGGGGTGGGTAGTCTTGATTTGGCTATAACCTTAATACCTGACATTAACATTACCGAACCAACTAAGTCGATTACTGATGCCTACTCTACAATAAGTAATGCTAACCAGTTTTATGATAGAGCCAAGTCATTATTATTCGATAACTACGCAGGTGAATCAAACACTACTGTCAATCGATCAGGCATTGAAATTGATTCTGGTAGTAACAACATAATTATCGATGCATCCGCATCCACAGCATTTGCTTATAATGGTTCAACTATAACTATTAAATCATCAAATTTTGTTGGTGATTTAATAACCACAGGTACTATAACGTTTGTTAACGGTGCAACCATTTCAGGAACTTACACAGATCAAAACGGTACAGTTGCACCTTCTGCACAACTAACAGTATTAGTTAATCAATTAGGCTGTGATGTTGTAATTCTAGAAGCTGGTACTGACACAGTGTTAGCTAGTGTTGACGCACAAGCGGGTAATAACTTTATATACACCTTCGCCGGTACGTTTGATGTAGACATAGGTGTGGTCAAACAAGGTTTCATTGTTAGCTATACATACGCTTTTTCGTTAACTGGTGACAGTACAACTTTACCGATAACTCTAATAGCAGATAGGAATTACTCATGATCAGGCAAATTATTGAGACTACTGATGGTAAATATATTGGGATCGTTTTTGATGATCGGGACCCATTTATATCACCTGACGGTATAACTTTCAGGCCTGATAAAATTCAACACTTCGATGAAGGGTATGTTCGTTATTCTAATTCACATTACTCAGTATTAACTAAGGAGGTCACAAGTGGCTAAAATTACAAGCAGAACAGATTTAAACGTAGGCACAGAGTTAGTACTTGATGAAGCAGCCAAAACATTTAGTTTAGTTGCAACAGGAAACTTAGTTGCTAAAGATGGCGTCACTATTCAAGCACTTTATAGTAAGTTTGTAGACCTTTGGACAAATATTACATACCAAGACAGTCCGTTTCCAATGAACGCATTGGATGCCTTGTCAGGTCAGTATCTCATAGGTATTGACGCAGGTGGTAACTCTAACGGTTGGAAGCCACTGAACGACACTACACGTCAAATGATGCGTGATGGTGGATGGGAGGAATATGATAGTTCTGGAACCCTACTTCGTGTATTTGCTGGGTTAGTTGGACTAGGTTCCGTAAGTACAGGCTCACAGCTCTATTACCAGACAGCACCAGCTAATGCACCAATCAACTTTACATTTGACGATCAGTGTAATGAAGGAATACAGGTATACGGTAACGCAGCTAATGGTAACTTTGATAACCGCGTATTCTTTAAATCGTTTGTGCGTGAACAAGGTAAAAGCTTTAGTGACTCAGTTCTAAGTGATACTGGTAAGACGACTACCGGTGCATTTATTGTAAACATGCTTTTGTTGAACGCCGATGACTTAAAAATATCAGACTTAGACGCTGAAATGACTAACGCGCCTTATGACGACATTACAGTTGAGTATTTTGCATCAAACCAGTCTAGAACTATAGGTGGTGTTAATTATAACTATAATGTGGTTATAGACGGTAACGATGCTACATTAGAACAAATTTACACTAAAATTCAATACTTGTTACGTCAAAACTCAGACATTGATACAGGTAGTGGTACAGTTATTGGACAGACCGCAGATTTACTATGTGGGTTTGTTGGTGACACTCTAGAGACTACTACTGGGGTATTTGTAGACAACGTAAAGGATGCTGACTCAAACAGAATTAAATTTCGTGATACTACTGGCACTTTTAGAGAGAACCCGTTTACAGCTGCCGGTGTACTTAGTTTTAATGACGTCATGGTTGGCTCTGGCTCAAGTTACAGATTAATGTACACCACAGGCCCATCAGCAAACGATGACTATGAAGAGTCAGGTGCTATTACAGTACTAGATGCGAGTGGTAATACTATTTCTGGGGTAATTAGTGCAGGTGAGATTAGTATAACTTTCGACTATGACGGGGATGGTGTGGGCGGCACAGCAGGAACAGATAAACCTGTAACACTAATAGGCATACGCGCTAACAGTTCGAAATTTGCGGTTGCCACTGGTATATTAACAAAGAGCAAGGCTATTAGCTTAAGTCTAGTCGCGGAAACAGACAGAGCATATAAGTCTGTTTAAGGAGCCTATATGGCAATCACATTTGACCCTGTTAACAAGATCATCCAACTGGACAGATTTAATGTTTCTGAACGGGAACTATGGACTGCTTATGTTGACTGGTCTTTGTTGTCAGATAACCTTAAATACGGAGTAGGTATGACGCAGCTAGGTGGATTTGTTCCAATTGCGTTATATATATTCTTAGAACTTGGTTGGACGATTAGACCACAGGAAGCTAATGGTATAACCACAATTACGGGTAACTTATTGGTACAGGGTGGCGGTAACCCCATAGCGCCTACGGTAGGCAACTTTAACATACTTGTTAATATGGAAACCCCTGTTAAGGCTGTTGCTATTGTAGCTTCCAGCGTACCTAGTGGAAATACGTATACATTAAACGAAATCTCTAGTGCAGTATGGACGTATACACGATAATGGATGCTTGGGAAGAATTACAAGAGAAGAGTACTGCGGTTGCTGGGTCAGATGCTTGGGAGCATTTGACTAGCTTTTTTGGCGGTGGCACAGGCCCAGCGATAATCGTTATTGGAGACATTGACATGCTAGTGGAAGAAGAACTATCTACAATACAAATTACAGAAACTGCTGAAGAAATACTCTTCGAAGAAACTGTTAACGAGATCACAATTGAAGAAGTCGAGGAATAACAAATGGCACAGCTAAAGCTTAAAACAGGTTGGAGCTCTAATGTTTTAAACATTAAAGTAAAAATCGGTGGAGTGGTTCTTACTGACTTAACCGGGTACACTTGCAGGTACCACATTGAAGACGCTAATGCGAATATTGTGCAAACAGTATTGCCAATCACATCAGTTGTAGGGGTTTTTCCTTTTAAGATAACACCAACCCAATCTACCGCACTTACCAAAGGTTTTTATAAGGCTTGTTTTGTTATTGAGAACAGCGCTAGTGAGTTTAAGCAAGGCGGTGAAATCTCAATAGAAATCGATGATGGATGCTTAGTATAATGAGTCGTCGTCAATCTAGACAACTCGATAGGGCATTGACTGAGTTCATAGAAGATGTGGTTGTCAACATTACTAAAACAGTGGAATTAGAGCTTGAGGACAAAACTCCGAAGCTAACAACTTTCGCTAGTAAAAATTGGGTTCCACAAGTGGGGTCCAGCTTCGAAGGCTTATCTGGCGTACGCTCCTTAACCTCGCCGATCAACACTAGCTTACGTGACGCAGGACGGGAGAGCTTGAATGGCTATAGACTTAGTCGAGGTAATGTTTACATTACTAACAATGTGCCGTATATTAGCCTATTAAACGCTGGCAGTAGTGCCCAAGCGCCTGCAAACTTTGTACAGAAAGCGATTGCTGCTGGGATTGCTACTGCAATAAATAGGTATAGATAGTGACCACCTACTTTGAGTCTAACAAAAATATCGCTATTAAGTTTATATCTGATTGGGGTACAACTACGGATGTGTCATACGATAACGTAGAATTTGATTTAAAAGGTAGAACCGATGAATGGGTTCGGATTAGTGTGACCCCTATACTTAGCGCCCAAACTAGCCTTGGCAAAAAAGGTGATCGTAAATACCAGCGTAATGGATTAATTAATATTCAGGTGTTCACGCCATTAGGCGAGAATACAGGACTTGCAGTAGTGCTGTCACAACAAGCCTTAGAAATATTCGAAGGTGAAAGTTTTGACGGGGTTACTTGTAATAATGGCGACATCACAACTATTGGTCGAAACGAAGGTTGGTATCAAACCAATGTATCTATTGACTATAACTTTATAGAACGTAAGTAGGAGGCCATTATGGCTCGCGTATTAACAAACAACTCAGCATTATCCGTAGCTAAAGAAGCTGCTGTTGGTAACGCTACTGTAATTGGTGTCTTGCCCGGCGAAGGTAGTCAAGCAGGTACGGCAGAATGGTTTAAATTAGAACCTAACAGCTTTGGTACAGCAGGAGCAACAACTGAGAGTGAAGCAAGAAGCCCAATATCTGCCAACCGTCAAAGACGTAAAGGTACGATTACGGATTTAAACAGCGCAATGGACTTTGAGCAAGACTTAACTT